GCGCTCTTTTCCGAGTGACGTGGTGTGCTCCTTGGAAGACTCGCTTGAATTTTGGTCAGGCAGCCACCGAGATCGTATTTGGCTGTAACCAAATGACCTGGTGGGTGCTGTTGTTGTTCGGGCGGTGCCTTTCAATGGCGTAAGAGAAATGCATCCCAGCGTGGTCAAATACTACATAACTGGCACTGCCGTAATCCCACAGCAGGTGTTTGTAGTCTTCGCCGCCACTCACCGAATACGTAACGTTTAGAAGCCCAGCACCATCGGCGACGATATTCCATGAACTTTCAGGAGTATGGCCGCTGAGGGTGTGGGGGTTAAACGTATATAGTATCATCGGGACCATCTGACTTGCCAGCTCGTTCATGTCTAAATAGTAATCCACATCGATCAACGTGATAGCGTCTCTAGGACCTATCAAGTCGTTGCGGGAAGGATACATAAAGTCACGAGGCGAGAACAAACCATGATAGCCTGGTAGTGGCTGACCGGTCAAGGTCTTGCTGCGTAGTGTTCTCCTACTTGAGGAAATATCGTATGGCCTGTAGTCGCGGCGTTTCAACAACCCCACAGCACCAAGGTGCACACCTCGACGTTCAGCAGCCAAGATCGGATGACCATGGGTTACTTTGTCGTGGCAGGGGGCTGGTTGAGGCTCGTCAACCCAGGCTTTGCGATGAAAATGTCGAAACCGCTCTTCATGTATATCGCCGAAGAACATTAACGGTTTCCTGGCCAAGCTTCTCCACTTGGCTCTGAACCACAACCCAATCATGTTGTACCTATGTCGATCGCGGGATATGACCACCGGAATTCCCCAGACGCTGAAGTCGGGTACCCCAATAACCTGCTCCTCAATGTTGCCCCCGTGGAAGAAAACACGAAGCGCGTAGGCTGTCATAGCGCAAACTACTAAGAACATGAACAATACTAAAGGCTGCGATAGTGTGCTAGCTGCGATATTGCTAGCGATTGTGTCGGTTGCGACCAGGAACCGTCCGGCATCCAATATTTTAGATGCTGTGTAGTTGCTGACGCATAAAGACGTGTGCACCGCAAATTGGCTGATGCGTGCTGCGATTGTTGCTAGTGTCAACATGCTGAATTCGACTTGCAGTTATCGAATCTAGTTAAAATCAATATCGCAAATATTGAAGTGGACCCTCTACGGTGGGCTAACCGACTATGG